TCTATAATTTGTCTTGCCATTTTTATTTCCTAAAAACTGTACCTTTATTTATAAGGTTTTTCACTACTTTGTTCCTACAATGTATTCTCTCTGTGAGAATTTATCTCTTGTTGATGAGAACCTTACTGCAGAGTTGGCAACACCATTAGATGTTGCACCAGTAGGATCTGCAAAATCATCAAATCTAATCTTAAATCCTGCAAACTCATTCATGCTGCTATAGTAATTTTCTATTTCAGCGATAGTTAGATTCTGCCAATCAGATAGTTTACGTATTAGACTGTATCTATCTCTCATTTCAAATCTTTCTGGATCACCTTCAACATAACCTTCTGTCACATAATCTCTAGTCATGTATAGTTTTGCTTCCATATTAATCTGATCTGAGTCAACACCATCAAAACTAGGTGCATAAAGACTAGTTCGTATTGCACCAACTGCTTCACCCTCTGCAGCGTATGTGAATGCTGCAGTACCAAAAACATTGAAGTTTGGATTAATGTATGGTATAGATGTCAACGTCCTAATATTCAATGCAGGTTCTGCTTCAAGAACAACTGCAGCACCCAAATAAAACCCTGATGGGTGCACATAGTTTCTATACATCGCTTCCCATTCTAAGAGAGGGATTGGGCCTTTTATCAGTGTAGAAAATACTTGATAGAGTCTACCATCCTGTATTTTCTTTGCGTCTTCTGTACCAACATTAGATTCACCAACAATAAACAAACTGTCCTTGGGATGAAAGATCTCTACGGTCTCGTTGAAGAATGCACGAAAGAAACCATGGATAGAATATTCAGAACCCTTAACTCTGAAAAAGTTACCAAAGTTTCTTATAACTTCTCTTGGTGTTGTGAACTGACCATTTGATATACCTAGACCAATTTCATCAAATAGTAAATCTAAATATTCTAACTTGGCATCTTCAATGTCTCTGATAGTTTGCAGTTCTTCAATGATACCACCAAAGTTATCTGCAGAATCTAAAAACTCATAGTATGCATCCAAGAAGGTGATGAGCATAGGATAATCAGAACGAAAGTGTTCTGGTAATACCTCATCGACTAAACTTTTTCTGACATTTATGTCATGTCTGTCAAAGTGTCTTAATGTTTGTGCAAAACCAGTGTGCGCCATTATCCTACCGTAAGTTTAGTATCTTGTCTATCTATAGATGCTGTTGCAAATGAAAGTGATGAATCTAATCGCACAACATAGTTACGTAAAGGTTTTATCACACTTTCATTTAATGGTATTGCTGATATTTTTATAAACTCAGATCCACCTATGAATGCTTGTGGAGCAAATCCTACAATCTTAACTTCTCCTCTTGTTGGTATAAATTCACCAACATTATCTAATAATACATCACCGTCTATATTTTGTATTTGTAATCTCTGAGAATTTAATTTGTTTCTAATGAGTGCAATGCTTCCGTCATATTCGAAAACACTAGAAATAACAGTATATGTAAAATCATCTGCACCTTTTAGTTGCATTGGATATTGCAATTCAAAATTTCTCTCAGTTCCTATTGTTGGAAATATTCTTAGTTGTGCTTTAACATCGCATTTACTTGATAAGATCGCAGGATCAAGTGCATCAATCTCTGTTAACATATTACTACGTCTGAATGTCTTATCAAATTTATTTAAATTTTCGTTAAAGTATCTAACCATAAAGTTATATGCGGAACTCTCTGTCGCAGCCAAACTAAATCCAGTTAGTGCAGGATCAAAATTAAAACTTAAAACTAATTCTAAGAAAAGATCTGTAGGATCTGTATACTTGGTTGTCATAGAAACAATTCCGAGGTTGTCAGAAAAGTTTGTTATTATATCTGCTTTTACTTTGTCCTTTATTGTGTCAGCAGTTCCTGCCGCAAAGTTTAGTGAAACATATACTGAACCATAGTCACGAGGGACGTTTTGGTCTCCTGACCACACGTTACAGTCTGTAACATCCACAAAGTTACTTAGAATCATTGCTTTGTAATCAAGTGATGTAACAAGTCTTGCCTGTTGTGCATACGCAAATGGTGCAAGTTGTCTTATACTTTCTATGGTTTGTCTTGGAGCACCACCTGTTGATTCTGTCACCGTTGTTGTAACAACTGGGTAATTTATCTGTTTTATTGTTAAGTCAGAGTTTGCTGTAAAAACTGTTCCGTTATCTGCCAATCCTTCTTTAGTAGATAAGTATGTTACAACAACCTTTTCGCCTGGATCTGGTTTCTTACCAAAGGACACACCGTCACCAAAGTTTAACTCGTAGTTTCCATTAGGTGCTTCTCGAATAGAATAAACTCTACTATTACCATCAATAGTAATTGCTTCTTTTAGAGGAATATAACTATTGAATGATGTAGAAGTTGCTGTATCAAAAACCAATACACTTGCAGTTGACGTATCTATTGTGCTATCTGGGATAACAAAAATCTGTCTTTCATCTTTCTCTCCGACAATAAATGTCTTTGTCTTCTGGACACCTTCAAATATTGTTATGTCCGATGACCCCTTAGATGTTTTGAACTCGTAATTACCTGAACCGTCATCTTTAGCAAAGAAATTTTCTAGTGTTCTGAATGTATACGAAACACCATCGATAGAGGATGTAAATGTAAAACCACTGGGTAATTCTACTTGGGCTGGTCTATTGGCAACCCCTGCGAGATTAACGTTAAGATTTACAACTGCCTTAGATGTTGTAGGAGATCTTACTTCATATCCTAAAGTTTCTGCGTGAGATACAATAGAAGATCTTAACTGTGCAGTGTTAAGAAAGGATTCGTTAATCGCAAAGTTTGCGGTCAAACCATTTAGGTGTGTATTATATGCCAATACGTCTAAGACATTATTTAATCCTGATGCTTCAAAATCGTAATCAGCAAACTCACTTTTTTGTTTAAAATAATTTTTTAAAGACTCTTTTATGTTTGCAAAATCTAACTCTGAAGATTTTATGACTGTTGCGACCATTTATCTAACCCTCGCTAACGACACATCCAATGTTACTATTTCTTTTGTGTTTACTACTTGAAACTCAACTGTTGTGTCTAGTGTATTATTTTCTGGTTTCAGTAATACAGTTACTGATAAAACTCTTGCTCTTGGTTCGTGATTTGTTATTGCATCGAATATCAAGTTTTGCACAAACTCTGGATCAAACTCTGTGTCCAATCCAAACAAAGCACTGTTGAGGTTAGAACCAAAAAAATTATTAAATGGTTTCTCACCTCTAGAAGTCAACAGTAGATTTTTTACTGACTGCTTTACTGCAGCAGCATCTACCTTTTTATAGATGTCACCAGCTGGTTTTGGACTAAAAGTCAAGTCTATGTCTTTGTAAGCAACGTTACGAGAACTTACAATAGATTTGTCTAGTGAACCGTCTTCAATAGAAAATGCTCGTGCCATGTATACCTCTAGTTAATTACCACTATTTATAACGTTTAGTGATGTCCTACATCCTCAGAAACTTTAGTTTGTTCTATTATTTCGGTAAGTTCACCATTAGTTTGAGTATAATTGTTATATCTTGTCTCAATAATGTTTCTATATCTCATTTTCCAGTCTGCATTTACTGGTGGCATTTGTATAATTATCTGTGCGTTAAGACTATTATCTGCATTGTATGAATCATAATCTAATATCATTTTATCAAAGTTTAAATAATCTTTACAGTGAACTGCAACGTCAAACGTCTTATCGATGTCTATATTACCACCTCTGTTACGGATCTCGTAAACAACTACCTGACCTCTGGTTGCAAGAAAGTTTAGACTATCAGGATCTAAAGTTTCTCCCTCTTGTTTCTTGTACAATCCTTCTGTAACAACTAATCGATGTTTATTTGTTTTTTCTAGATGTTCTTGTATGGATAACATAAATTCTGCATGTATATAAAGATTTCTCGCAATCTTTAATCTTTCAACATCATCCGTAACATGATCTAATGTAATAGGATCTCCATACCCACCTAAGAATTTTGCGAGTGGTGTACCCTTTGCTAACTTTGTTTTTGCATTGATTTCGCCATACTTAGCAAACTGCAACTCTGGGTTATACAGTTGATTTGGTATAAGAGTTCTTGTGACAGTAATG